GGCTTAATAGTCCTCGCTCCCGTCCTCCCCCAGCGGGTCGGCCGGGGTCATCGTCACGCGGCGCGCGTCCTGGTAGATTTCGCTTTTCTTGGCCTCGGCCAGCAGCGCGTTGCCCTCGCTGTTTTTTTCCTTGGCCTTGCCGTATTGGCGCATCGATTCCAGCGCGTCGGCCATGGTGTAGGCCAGAATGGCATTGTCCAAGCTCGGCATGCCGGTGGTGTCGGTATCGGTGGCCATGGGCGGCGCGTGGCGTTTGGCCAGCACCAGCAGGGTGTCGGCCGCTCCCGGGGTTTCATGCAGGCGCAGCCGGGCGTGGCGCTTTTCGCGCTGGGCGGCCAGCAGGGTAAGCAGCGTGGCCGCGCTCGTGGCCCCCGTTACCGTAATGGTGCCGGCCGTGGCCTCCTTGGACAGATTGAGCACTTCGGTGTAGGTGTTCACCGTCTGCACGCTGCTGGTGCCGTTCAGGGTCACGGTTTCGCTCACTTCCTCGCCGGCGTTTTCCCCGTAAATCGACACATTGCCCGTGTCGGCCGCGTTGTTTGATACCAGGTTCAGCTTTTCACCGGCACTGGCCGGTGCCACCGCCAGCGCACTGGCCGGTGGCTGCGAGAAAAACAACGGATCCCCGCTGCGCTCCCAGATCTGCGGGTCGTTGTTGAACAGATATGTTTGATCGACCGGCAATAGTCCCTGGCTGGCGGTCTTGGCGGCCACAATTCGGTCGACCTGCGCACCCATCACCAGCGTGTGCGTGTCGGCCGTCACGCTCTTGGTGTAGATCGAAAGGGTGTCCTTCCAAAGCACCAGCTGCCAAAGCATGTCGCGCCGCAGTTTGGCGTAGGTGCGGATTTTTGCCTTAAACGTGTCGTCGGTCTGGCCGACTTTCCCGCACACGTAGCTGAGAATATCCCCCAGGATCATGTGGCACCCCCTTGGTTTTTGAGTTCGCGCAGCTGCAGCCGTTCGTTTTCATTTTCCATTTCCGCGAGCTTTGCGGCCTGCTGCTCGGCGGCGTTGATATACGAGTGCAGCAGGTCGTGGCTCGTGCCCAGCAGCTCGTGCTGCTCGGCGGTCAAAGGCAGTGCGCGGCTGGCCGCGTAAAGGTTTTGAGCGGCCTTGTGAGCGTTAACGGCGTCGATTTTCATCAGCTGTGCAATTTGGCGGCGACTCGGTAGGTGTTGCCGTTGACGTCTTGGATCAACAGGTAGCCCTCAGGCGTGATGGGCGTATTGACGTAGCTGGTCCCCAGCCGGAAATTGACGTTGGCCCCCATGATAAAGACGCCATTCGAATCAATGCGAAACGCGGTCTCCCGCGTGCTTCCGTCATCGTTGAGCAGCCGCAAAAACAAATCGGTGCCCTCCATTTTTAACTGCGCCACCTTGTTGTCGGCGGTGCCGTCAGTGTCTGTCAGCCTGAGCGCGCCGCCATCCGCGTGCGACAGGCTCAATCCGGAAAACTGCGGGCTGTGGGCCGTGCCCAGTTCCAGCGTGGTGCGTTGGGCGGCTGCGTTGGCATCGTCCAACAGTGCGAGCCCGGCCGCGGTCAGGTCGACCAGCGCCAAAGCCCCTCCGCTGTCGCAATGGGGCAGCTTGTTGGCCGCAAACGTGAGCCCCGCCAGCTCGCCCAGATTGGCGTGAAACGCCTGCACGTTGGTGCCGATCACGAGCCCCAGCGCGGTGCGCACGGCTGCGTAGTCGGCCGCCTGCAACAGGCTCCAGATATTGTCCGCGATGGCTATTTCCGCCATGTTGGCGCTGCCGCCAGTGCTGTTGCCCAGCAGTTTCTTGGCCGCAATCGCCTGAAACTTGGAAAATGTCACCGCGTTGGCGGCGATGGTCAGCGCTGCAAACACCCCGTTGAAATCGGTGTGCGTGTAGGTGGTCGGCAGGGCCGCAAAGGTGGGAAGTGTCGCAAGATCGCCCATGTTTTATTTGCTCCAGGTTTTTTTGACTGAATCCAGCGTGTGGTCGCGGCCCAGCTCACGCTGCATCCGGTCGCGGCCGTAAGTGTTTTCCATGTCCTTCAATCCCTGGCGCACCCCGGCTTCCATGGTGTGGGGGTTCTCGGCCAAGCCCAGCCGGGCCACAGGGAATTCCAGCACGCGGGTGTGCCCGGGCACTTGGTCGCGGTTGGCGATTGTTTCCAGGCGCACGCTCTGTGCGCCGGTCTTGTTGTGGCGGTAGGTGTAGAATGGCATGGATCAGGGGATTTGCTTTTTCAACTGCTTCACGTTTTCATCGATCCGGATGAGGATTTCCCAGGTGGCCTGCTGCTCTTTTTTGATTTGGATAATGTCGGCCGCGTTGCGCGTGACCTGGCCGTGTTGGTCCGACCAGGCCGCGTAGCCGATAGCCACGGCCGCAAGCAGGGTCGCCAGCGTGACCAGGGGTAGGGAAATCCGCTCCGCGGGGCCGAGGCGCAGGTCGGGGGTCTTGGTAGCATCGTCGCTCATGGGGTGGCGGGTTGCGGGATTGAGGATTGACTGGCCACTTTGAGGCGAAGCTCGGCCAGGTTGCTTTCGTCGAGGTAGTTTTTCTCGCGCTTGACCAGCTTTTTGGCGGCCGTGTCCATGGTGCTGCTCAGGTGCTCCTTGAGTTCGGCGGCGGCCTTCGGGTTCTCGATCTGGTATTCCTCCACGGCCTGCGCCATCTGCTGGATGCCACTGCGCATCCGGCGGATGACAAACAGGAGAAAGGTCAGAAACCCGGGGATGAAAATGCAGGCGGCCGCGATGGCGGCGAGGCCGATGATCCCGGCCGGGCCGGCCAGGTTATATCCGGTGCCTTCGAGTTCGCTGTAGGCATATTTCCGGGCAAAGGCCTGCCACTGCTCGTCCTTTTTCTGCGCGTTCAACAGCCCCTTGCGCAGTTCTTTGATCACCGCGTCCTTGTCCTCGATCGTCACGGGCTTTTTGGGCTCGCCCAGGCTCTGCGATAGCGGGGTGGCCACGGCGTGGATCTGCTGGATTTGGTTCGCCGGGTCCGGTTCCACGACCGCGCTCTTTTGCATGAGGTAGCTGGCGCCCTGGCGCTCGGCCTCGACCTGCTGCGGCGATTTCTCGCCCAGTTTGGGATCGATCTGCTTCTGGAAGACGCGCCACTGGGGAAGCGCGCAGCCGGCCAGCGCAAACAGGCTGAGTATTGCCAGCGTGCGTCTCATCGTGGGGCCTCCCGATATATGGCGATGATCTCGCCGACGTAGTTTGCCGTTGTCACGCGCCACTGCGGTTCACTGCGGGCGTTGTGGTCGCCGCTGGCAATGTAGCCGTAGCGATCCTTGGCTGCCAGGCGGTGCGTCGTGTTTTGGCCGTGGTTCCAGGCCGGCCGGTAGGTCACCACCTTGCCCAGCAGGTCGTCGGTCAAGGGTGTGGGCACGCAGACCAGCCAGTCCCATTGGTGGATCAGCGGTTGCATGCTGCCCTCCGGGTTGGTCACCAGCAGGACCGACCCGCCGGCATCGCGGGCGTGCAGGCGCGCCGCTTCCTGGGCTGCGGCCGGGCTCGACTCATAAAAAAGCGCGGGGTTCTTGTGCTTCGCGTAGCCACAGCCAAAAAGCAAAAGCAGGGCCACGCACACCACGATCGTGGCGACGGTCGACCAGCACATGCCTTTGGCTTCGATCGTCATGGCGATTAGGCCGGGAACAGGTGCGCGTTGACGTCGCGGATAAATGTTGCCCCTACGGGCGATCCCGCGACTTCGCTTAAGGTGTCCACATCCGCGCCGGCCGGCGCCGTGCAGTCCGACTGCAGCACGGCCTCATTGGGGTCGAGCAGGTCAAACAGCCAATCTCCGCCAATTTGCGGCGGCTGCTTGAGCCCCACTTTGGTGGCCCCACTGGCGTGGGCTTGGGCAAGGTCTTGAACGATGTAATACATGATTTTGTGCGGTTGATTTGTTACGAAGCTCGGCGGAACACGCACCGGAGTTGCACGGTGTTGCTGGCCCACGATGAGTTGGCGAGGTGGAGCTTTTTGCCTCCGGCCAGCAGGCCGTTCGAGACGGTGAGGGCGACGGTCAGGGCCGAGGCGGACATGGCTCCGGTTGCGCAGGTGGTGCCGCCGGACGAAGTCTCCTTGACCGTAATTGTGCTGGTCTCGGTGCCGGTCTGAGTCGCGTAGGCTGCAACAAGTTCGTAGCCGGTGGGGGCAATGACTTGGTCCGCGAGGACGAACCCGTCTGCGGTCATCGCGTTGGAGAGCACGCTGACCTGCTCCGGCTTGTCGCCTAGCGCGGTGACGCCGGAGGTGAGCAGCATCGGGATGCGGTTGGAGCCGGAGTCGGAGAGCGTCACGGCGCCGGGTTGGATGGCCCACTTGGCGATGGGGCCGAGCTCTACCAAAGACAAATTGTCAATCACCACGACTGCGCCAGAAATAGCCCCACGAACTGACAATCCAACATTGGTTAGCGCGGTAAATTCTACAACCTGAGCCAACCCTGCCGTAAGACCCGTTGCATAATTAAGCGAATAAGTCCCCGATGAAATTTGAGCCGTGCCGGTGCTGATACTTACAATATCGAAAGTCAGTCTGTAGCGCCGACCAACAATCGTTGGCATATATGCTTGACCAAGAACCGCCCCAGAATAAGCACTTCCGACAGTAATCTCTAGTTGATTGGCAACAATGGCTAGTGTTCCGCCATTGGTGACGGTCCAATTCCCTATCGTTCCACCTGCAAAATCTGCATTGTCGGTGCCAGTGATTTTACTTACCGCGCTCCCCGTGCCTGCGTAGCACCAGTCGGGCAGCAGGCCGGTTTGGGCGTGGGTCAGGATTTCGGCAGCGGTTAAAGCACCGAGCACAAAAACCGGAACATATTGAGGTGATGTCAGGCCCCGGCCTGCAAATATGTTTTCTCCGCCGGCTACATCCGTGAACGGCAGTGGTGTCCCACCTGATGTGTCGTCGGTGGCGACCAAAATGCCGTTCACATATAGTGTCACCGTTCCATCAGGCTCCCAATGCCAGTATGCGCTATACCACGTATTGGCGGATAATGCTGTGGCGTATCTTTTGCCGGTGTAAATGGTGGATGCGCCGCGCCGCACTTCCAACCGCATTGACGTGTCGAGCCAAAGACCAAGCGATGTGGTGACATTGAGGCTGCCCGCTGTGCTGCTGTGCCCGCCGAGTTCAATGGGCGACGACGGTGCGGTGGCAGGTGTGCGGAATCTGTAGCCTACACCGTGAGCAAGGGCGGAAAATCCTGACTGTGCTCCAGTCGCTGCGGAGGCCACGCGCCCCGAGGTCGCACCGTCGAACAGAAGGAAGGGGGCGAGGGCGCGGGGGGCAGCGTTGCTGTTCGCCTCGTCCTGGCTAAAAACTTCCAGGTTGGTCCGTGCGCTCGCGGCGCTGGCGAGGTCGCTCAGGTTGTTGGCGGAAAGGGCGGCACCGGCCGCCGGCGTGATGGGTGGCGGGAATAAGATCATGGCGGGTCAGTCTTTGTATTGAGCCACCTGCAGCGCCGAGTCGGTGCCGGTGGACCGGATGAATTTCGCCACGTCGGCCTCCTGCCGGCTCAGGCGGATGAATTGCCCGGCGATGGCGGCAAAGCCGAGTGTGGCGGTGGGCGTGGTGCCGTTGACGGTGTAGCGCACGGCGGCGTCCTCCACGCAAAGCAGCACCGCCTTGGTGTCGGCGTGCAGCGCGCTTCCGGTCAACAGGCTGAGCAGCGTCACGGCGGTGCTGCTGACGGCCAGCGGTCCCTCGTGGGCAGCGTTAAAGTTGGGGATGCCTTGGAAGTCGGATTCTCTCATGTGGTAACGGCGTGCGGCCGGCGCTTGGGTGTTTGGGTTGCGGGTTAGTAGACTTGCGGGCCGTCGCTCTTTTGCGCGTCGCGGCGCAGGGCGGCTTCCTCCTGGTCCATGTTTTCCTCCTGCGCGGTGTCCTGCTTTACGGGCTGGCCGTTCACAGTTTCCACCTGCAGATAGGCTTCCTCGCCCTCGATGCGGCTCACGGTGGCGGTGCCGCTAAAGTCCACGCTGTCACCCATCGCGGGGGGCGTGGCCTGGCCTTCGCCCTCTCCGGGCATTGCAAGTGCCGCAGTGGGCACACAAATTTCTGATTTCATGGGTGTGGTGGCTTGTAGTTGCGGGATCTAAAAAAGTGGGTGTGGCGGGGGTAAGGTTCTTGGTGAAAAAAGCCGGGCCGCTCGTGGGCGTGGGCCTCGTGGCGGCCCGGCTCGTGGTTACGTTTCAGTGGCCCTCAATCAGGCAAACGTGGTTTTGCAGCGGGTGACGACATAGCGCTTCTGCGCCAGCACCTTCGACACCGCGTAGGCACTCCACGCGGGGATGATGAACTGGTTGTGCGGGTCGCTCTTGTCGGGCTTGTCCAGGATCGTGATCTTGGGCTTGAAGGCACTGTTGCCCCCGGCCAGATCCACAAACCCGATGGCTTCCTCCCCCAGCGTGAGCACGCAGTAGATCGCGCCGCTGGCAGTGTAGGTGCCGGCGGAATCGGCCACGCTCGCGTCGCGGTAGGGGGTGGTGGCCTCCACGTAGCGGGTGCCGTAGAGCCGGCCCAGCTCGCGCTTGAACAGCTGTTTGGCCCCGGCATACTTCGCCGGCTCTTCCCACTTGGTGTGCTGCACCAGGTCAAAGGAGATTTCCGGCGGCACCACGGTGATAAAATCACCGTCGCCAAACGGCGTGGCCTTGCTGGTTTTCAGCTGGGTCACGGCCGCAAGGCCCAGGATGGGGGTCCAGGGCGAGTTGGCCGCGCTCAATGCCACCAGGGCATTGAAGTTGGCCGCCCCACCCGCATAGCGGTTGTGCCCGGTCGTGGCCTGGCCGGTCACCAGCTCATTGCGGATGAGGTTGTCGCAGAAGTAGCCGGCGGAAAGCCCCATCTTCTTGGTCCCGCTTTTCAAGCGGTCGAAAAAGCTGGTGAGTGAGAGGCGGTTTGAGATTTTCATCTTGTCGCCCCAGAACTTCAGCTGCGCGTCGATGTAGCCCAGGTCATTGGTGGAAAACGTCGTGTTCTCCACCGTGTCCTCGGCCAGTTCGATCACGTCGTCCGCGTCGCCGTCCGGCTCAATGAAGAACCGCACGGTGTCGGCGCCCTGCCCCTGCGGCAGGCCCTCCTTGGTGGTGAATTGTTCGAGCACTACAGTTTCCTGCAGCGTCTTCAGCATGCGCTTCGAAAAGTGCTTCTGATAGGTGTCTGTCTGGTTGGTGGTGAGTTGAATTGCCATTTGTTACAGGCGTGCCATTGGGTCCCGTGGCACGGGGTTGCGGGCCGGTCGCGGTCTTAGCCTCCGCCCCTTGCATCGGCCGCCATGGCTTGTTCGCGCAGCTCTTGCTCCGCTTCATCCAGTGGCAGGTCGTTGATCTTGCGTTCCGCGGGCTTGTGGCCCGGGCCGCCGGGGTGCAGTGAGGTCAGTTCCGTGAGTCGGGAAATTTCCTGCTGCGCATCGGTCAGCTGTTGCTCCAGGTCGGGCACGCGGTTGGCCTGCAATTGCAAGCCGGCGATTTGCACGGCATAGTTGATGCCGTCGCCCGAGGTGTGGAGAATCGGGAATTCTTTCAGCAAGCGGGTTACCTCCGTGCGCATTGGCGTGCCTTCCTCGGCCAGCTCGGGATGTTCTTTCCCGAGCTTTTGGAGATTGGCCTGCCAGTGCTGCTGCATGGCGGCTTGTTCCTGCGCAGTGATGCGGCCCCCGGTGGGCAGTTTGATCAACTGCCCCTCGTCGGCTGCTCCACCCTGCTGCTTTTGTTCCTCGTCGCGCAGTCGCTTGGCCACTGCCAGCGCCTTGTCGCGCGCCTCCAGTTTGCCCTCGGCCTCAAAGTCTTTGGCCGCCTCGTCGTATTGCTCGGCGGTAAATCCGTTGTGCTTTGGTTTCTCCGGTGGTGTCGCGCGCTGCTGCTTGGCCTGCTCGATCTGCCTGCGCTCGGCTTCCAAAGTTTCCCGCTCTTTTTTGAGCTGGTCCTTTTCCGCCGTGATCTGTTTCCACGCCTTGTCCTGCCGCCGTTTCGATTTCTCGTAGGGCGTCAGTTTCGGGTCGTCGTCGTCGCCCTTTTCATCGGGCTTCGTGTCCTTCTGTTCCTTGGCCTTTTCGGCCTCGGTTTTGTCAGCTGACTTTTGCTCTTTTTTGCCGGCGTCGGTTTTGTCCTTCGTCGGTTTATCTGTTTTTTTCGTGGTTGGCTCCACGTCGCCGGCCGCCTGTTTGCCGGTGTTTACATCGTCCAACAGGGTCTTGTCCTCCGCGCGCGGCGGGTCGATTTGCATCGCCTCGTTGCGCAGGGCGGCTTCCTCTTGGTCGAGGTTTTCCAGGTCGTTGTCTTCTTGGTCCATTTTCTCCTTCAGGTATCGCTCAGGTGTTCGAGGTCATCAGGGAGCGATGCCTGATTTTCCTCGGTGGTGTCCGGGTCCGTCCGGACAGACGAAAGTTGCTTCAGCTTGGCCACGGCGGCACGCAGCCCCCGCGCAAACGTGTTGTGCCCGTAGGCCGTGGCCGGCTGGCAGTTCAGGATCGCGTGCGTGTCGGCATCCGCCTTGGCGTTCTCCAGTTCCTGCAAAAGCTTGCGGCCCGTGCCGGTGTGCAAAAATCCTTCAAGCGCGCGCGCGTCGTCCTGGGTCCACTGCACGTCAGCCCGGGTGGCATTGGGCTTGGCCACATACAAAAGCCACAGTTGCACCGTGCGCTGGCGCAGCAGCCATTTGATCAGGTGCTTTTTCACCGGGCACCTCCTGCGGCCGCAAAGGGCAGCAATTGGCCGCCGGGCTGCGCCTGCTGCTGCTGCCGTTGCTCGGCCTGCTGTTTGATCAGCTGCTGCTTTTCTTTCCACCAGGCCGTGGCGCTCTTGTTGTCGAGCTGTTTCCACAGGGCCAGCCGTGCGTTCAGGTAGCCCACCAGGCCCTGCTGGGCAATCGGGTCAACCGGGGCCCCGCTCTGGCTCAGCTGCTGCAATTTGGCAAACACCACCTCGGCCCGCACCTGGTGGTTTTGCTGCGGCTCAGGTTTGATGGGCATGCCCTCCATGAGCGCAGGTATTTTGATCATCTCGTCCTGCTGCTCGCTATTGGCCTGTTGCTGCGGATCCCGCACCAGCCGTTTTACCCAACGCGGGTTAAGGGTTTCGGTGTAGACCTTGCGCAACTCGAGCTGGTCATAGTAGCCATCATTTTTGGCGTGCGTGAACAGTGCCTGCGCCTTTTGCATTTCCAGCTGCTTGTTCCAGCTCTCGGCACTGCCCCCCACGGTCACCTGGTATTTGTCGTGCAGCGCGGCGCGCGGCATGCTGGCCGGGGCCTGCTCATAAAGGTAGTCGAGCGAGTGGCCGCGATACTGCACGGCCAAACTCCAGTCCATGGCCAGCAGGCGCTGCAGGCTCAGCCGGAAAACATGGGCGCGCAGTTCCGTGGTGATTCCGCCCAGGCTGGCCAGTTGGTCAATCTCCGTCGCCGTGCGGGGGTCTTTGCCCGTGTTGCTGCCGCCGATCCCAAAGTCCGGCATGCCCACCCGCTGTTCGGCTATGCCCCGCACGCTCGCCATTTCCTGGTCAAGGGCCAGCGGCGGCTGCCCAAAGTCCACGCGGCGGATGCCCTTCGGCATGAATTCACCCGGCGAAAAGTGGATGTTCTTGCCCTCGGCCGCGGCGTCGTCGCTGGTCAAAAGCGGCGTGGCGAAAAAGTCCAGCGCCTCGCCTTTCTTGTTCCACAGTTTGCACAGGTATTTTTCGAACTGCGCCACCTTCTCCACCTCGCCGCGCGATGCGTAAAAACCCTTTTCCTTTAGCTCGCGGGGGAAGTCCACAAACGGGGCCATGCCGTGGGCAAACGGGTTCTTCAGCGGCGGCATGATCACCAGTTCCTTGTCGATCGGGCTCAGGGTTTTCAGCACCCACTTGCCCTGGTGCCCCTCCCACACGTTCCAGACCACTATGCGGTCCTTGTCCGCGGTGCCGTTCAAGCCTTCGCGCAGCTCGCGCTCGCGCGTCTTGGTCAGGGTGTCCGGGCCCCGGCCGCAGATTTTTTTGATGAAACTTTCATCCTGATTGTAGGCCTTGCGCTGCGCGTATTGGTCGCGGGTCAGGCATTCCACGTGCACCATGCGGCCGGCTTCCTGCAGGTCGCTGGTTTCCGGCGGCACGATAAAGTGCAGCGGGTCGATCGCATCGTGCTGGATGCGGTTGCGCTGCGCGTTCCAGTAGGGCCGGCAGATCCCCACGCCCCCCAAAAGCAGCGCGTCGATCACATAGAGGATTTCACTCAGCAGATTGGTTTTTGACTTCAGCTCGTGGTCAAACCACCGCTCGGCGTGACGGGCATATTCCTCCATCTGCGGCCGCTGCGGGGTCAGGTCGCTCAACAGCTCGCTGGCAAAAAGCTGGCGATAGTAAAACGGCTTCAGCTTGTCCAGGATCGTGTCGGCCAGCGGGAAATGCAGGTCCGGCGCGCCCGCATACGGCTTGCGGGCCCGCTTGATGCCCTGGTGCCGCATCTTATACCACACCGCGTGCCGGTCCTCCCACGTCTTGCGGGCCTTCAGGTCATCGTGCACCAAATCGTGTAAAGTCGTTTCAGCCATGGCTCGGGGTTAAAAGGCTCCTGCGTCCATGCCGGCCATCTGCTCGGCTTCCTCCAGTTCCCGCACCTGTTCGTAGCGGCTGGGCAGCACGCCATGGTGTTGGTTCTCCAGATAGTTTTTGCTCGTGAGCACCGGATAATCAAACGCCACGCCCACCACCGCGTCCGCGTGGTTGGGGCTCGGCTGCCCGCTGCGGCGCTTGGGCTGCAGCTGCAGTTTGCCATCCTCCCGGCCAAACTGTTTCACCCCGGCCACCAGCACAAAGTTTTGCTCCCGCGTGCAGGCCTGCCGTTTCAGCGTCTCATCGTGCGGCAGGATCCATGCGCACTGGCCCACCTGCTTGGCAAAGGTCCACCACTGTTGGGCCACCAGATTGAAATAGTGCGTATCCGTGGCCGGCGCATTGTTGCGCACACCCTCGATGTGGATGCCCCGCAAGTTCAGCGTGGTGATATACCCGTGCCCCGTGCCGTCCTCGTCGCCCTTCAGGATGTAGCCCTGTTCCTGCAGTGGGCGCAGTGTGCGCTCGAACCGCTCGGCCACGGCCGCCTTGTTGCCGTCCGGCTTCCACTCGTCGGCAATCTCGATCTTGTTGCCGTCGCGCTTGGCGACAATGCAAAGGTCGCCGCTGTCGGCAAAGTCGCAGAACACCTGCCGCATGCCGGTCAGCCAGCGCGGCGGGTTGGCCAGGCAACGCTCGTAGTCGTCAAAGGCCACGATTTTACCCTCTTCCTTGCCCTTGGCAAACTGCCCCAGGATCATGGAGCGGTAAATGTCGGAGTCCTCCCCGTATTGCTCGCGCATGGCCGCGATGCGCTCGGGGGTGATGTGCGGGCAGTCATCAATCCCGATCTCGTGCTTGGCAAAGCGCGTGTTCTTGAACGCGTCGTGAAACCGCCCAAAGTGGCCGCCGGGGCTGCTGATATACAGCAGCATGGTCGGGTTGCAGCGGTCGGCCGCCACAAAAATGTCGTCCGCGATTGACTTGGCCTCGTCCAGTATGATCAGCAGGTGCCGGCCTTCGGCCAGGGCCGCGTGGAACCCCTCGAACTTGGCCCCGCTGTCCGTCGCAAAGCCCAGTATGCGTCCGCCATGGCCGTCCTCGATTTCCGTGTCCTTGAAAGTCCAGTGGCCAAACTTTTCCTTGTCCTGCTCCAGCCCGGCAAATATCTGCGTGCGCACCGCCCGGAACGTCGCGCTGGTCAATACCACTGTGCTGCCGGGGAATTCGTGCAGGCACCATTCGGCCAGGGTCGCAATGATTATGCTGGTCTTGCCGGCCTCGTTCGGGGTCACGGCGGCCGTGGGCCGGCCGCTGGCCACGTCGGCCATGACAAACGCCTGCCACTTGTAGAGCCGTTTTTTGCGCACTACCACGCCAAACTGGATGGGCGACAATCGCGCCTTGGCCTGCGGTATAGTGGCCGTGGTCGCTTCCATTTAGTTGCGGCCTCCCACCATGTCGGGCATGACGACCGGCACCCCCTGCCGGGCCAAATCCATCAGGTGTTCGCGGTCCTCGTCGGTCACCACGCTGAATTTCAATTCCCCCTCGATCTTGATTTTCAGTTTGCCCAGCAGCGCAGCCAGCAGGGTCCCCTCGGCCCGGGCCTGGCTCGCGTAAAGCTTTTCGTCGCGCTGGGCCCGGTCGCGCTTTTGCTCGTATTCAATCCGGTCTTTGGCGTTCTTGCCGTTCTCGTTTTTGAATCCCGAAACGATAAAGGTTTCCGCATCCTTCACCGTTTGCGCTGCCTCCATCACCTTGGCATGGAAAATCACATAGCGTTCATACGTCGTGCGCACAATCTGCGCGGCGTCGTTGGCCACCTTCTCCGTGCACCGCCGGTAGAACGCAAAAACCTTCGGTTTTCTCAAGGTTTCCGAGGCGATTTGCCCCGCGCTCTGCTCGGAATATCCCGCTTCCACGGCAGCGCGGGCGCATTGCCCGTGCTCCAGCATGCGCATCACAAACACCATTTCCCGGCGCGTGAGTTCTGCCACTCCCTCCGGCAGTTCCTTTATCCCGCAGGCGGCAAAACTACGCTCGATCTCCGGTAGCGTTAACTGCAGCGGGCAAGGGTTCTCGGTTTGACTCACGAGAACTACCGTGGGCCCGGCCAGCCTGTCGGCTCAATCGTGCCACTGTTCCCGTTTGCTCTCGTTTTAACTCGCGCTGTCTGTTGCGTCCCTTCGGTCAGAAAAGAGGGCCGAACTTGCGCTAAAGCCGACACCTGCAGCGCGGCTTAGCTCTGGCTGTTAGGCTCCCGCGCTCGCAGCGTTGGCAGAACTAAGTCACGCATCATCTGCCGTGCTTCGACGTAAGAGAGCAGGTTCGTGCCCACTCGATTCGGCCCTTGCCTCGTGGCGCATAGATCAGAGCACACGCTATCAGGTAGCGGCCATCGTAGAAATTTCTCTGCCAGTTCATCGGCAAGTTTATCCATTGCGTCCGGCTTTAGTGGCACATCCAGTCGGAAGCTGCGCGGGGCTCCCGGCGTTGGTCCTTTGTCGCCGCAGTTCGCGCAGAATGTCGGGTCTTGTTCGCTGGCCTTGAATTTCTTGCAGGCCCAAGTTTTGTGTTTTTGCTTTTTCATAAATTCAGAGCCTAACCAGTCGGTCCATGGGACGCGCTTTGCGCGTCCCTGACCTTAGTGTTAGCCCTACCGCTGGCGCACATATAAGGTGAAGTTCCGAGGCGTTGGATCCGGCGCCCCCTTGTGCTCGTGGAATTCGCGCTCTTGCACGGTCCACTCACCGGGGAGGTGAGCGTCAATATCTTCCGAATGATAGCGCGGATTTACGATCCGGTCTCCTACCTGTGCGTGCAACAGATCGAGATTGAACGTTTGCCTTGCGTCTCCGACGTCCATTCCAAAGTCGTCGACGGGCTGAATCCAAATGTGCAGTGGAAAGTAATCTTGTGGCATAAAAAAAGAGGCTAATGGTCGTTCGGCGTAAGAAGGGGCATGACCGAAAGGTCCACTTTGCTGCCGTGGTCAAGGTAGAGATTCCACGCGCGCCGGCCGTGCGGCTTGATTGCGGCGCCGGTGGCGTCGTGCACGTCCTGCTGGCGTTCGCGCTCGTTGCGCAGGATCTGCTGCACTAGGTCGTCGTTGTCCGGAAACTGCCGGCGCGTAATGCCCTCGTAGTCGAGTGCCCCGATGTGCTGCATCAGTGCGTCGCGCAGTTCCTCTGCCGTGACTGCGGCGTCTGTCCATGGGCATGCGATCAGGTCAAGGTCGGTTGTGACCGTGCCGTGGATGGCCAAAGCATAGCCGCGGGTGCGTGCGACCTCGCACAGCCCGTGGTAGAGCGTCGCGTAGAAGGGGGCGCGGGTAGGTGGTTTCATTGTGCTTTTACCGTCGCATTTTTGATCCATTCGATTCGCACCGCATTGGGCAGCCCCGGCAGGTGCGCTATAAAATCCCCCGGCTGCCACGAATACGGCTCGCGGCCGGTGCCTCCGTAAAGCGTGTGCGGGTAGGCATTGCACTGGCGCTGGGGTATCAGCTTTACCATTACCGCGCTGCGGTTCAGCCAGCGCTCCAGCCGTTGCAACAGCGCGGGCGATGGCGGTTCACCGCCTTGTTTCAGCCGGCCTACTTTTTGGGTGTAATCGGCGTAGTTCATGGCCTGCGACAATTCGATGTTCAGCGCGTCCTGCTCGTTGTTGGTGGGCCGGTCCCGGTGGGCGCATACCTCGCGCAGCAACGTTTCGATGGCCGGGCAGCGGCGCAACAGCATCACATCGCTTTGCAGTCCGTTGCCGTCTGCGGCCACCACCAGGTCGGCCGCCGGGTCGCACAGTTGCCGGGCGTCAATGGTGTGGTTGGTGATCAGTGCGTCCGTGCCGGTAAACAGCAGCCACTCGTCCGCGGCCATGCTTTGCAAAGCGGCCAGCCAGCCCTCGGGCCGTTGCCAGCAGGTCACCGGGGCAGTCAGTCCTTGTTCGATCAATTCAAAGCCCCAGCGCGCGGCATAGGTCCGTTTGCCAGGCAGCGTCAGGTCGGCCAGGGCTTGGTAATCGTTGGAATGCTGGGTCAGCAGTTTCATTTTGTCAGCCTCCGGGCAAAACGTATCTCGGCGGCGCTCGCGCGCGTGTATTCGGGGTGATCAGCCAGCCATTGGTGCGCCTGGCGCAGGCTGGCCCGGCCGCCGGGCATCTGAAAACCAAAGCTTTTCATGTCGTAGACATACGACGGGTGCCGCAGCAGCAGCCCGGCCAAGCCCTTTACGTCGTGCAATTCGTCCAAATCTGTCATGGTTGCATCGCCTCGCGGGTTTCGTTGAGTCCTTGTTTGATCACGTTGCGCCGGCTCATCAGGGTGTCGTAGCGCGTGCGCTTCTCTCCGGTCGGGGCGACGTTGTAGGCCACGCCACCGGGGCGCAGCAATTGCTCCAGCTCGTGCTCGATCTCCCCCAGTTCCTCGCGCAGGGCCTTCGCCCGCCGCTCGGGAGATAGCGTTCGCCGGCAGATTTTCGGGGGCAAAGGCGAAGCATCCGGCCCCCCGCGGTGCGGGGGGTTTGGGGGGATTTCTTTCTTTCTTTCTTTCAGGCGCGGTTTGGGCGGCGGGTCAGGGTCGGTCAGGTCCAGTTCCGGGTCGTCGTCCGGGGCTGGGTAGAGTGCCTGTTTTTTCGCCATCCTTTGGTCGTATCGCATCACTTGGCCATATCCCTGTCCGTCGGAGGTGTAGAGCTTTACGAGGCCGAGGGCGTGGCATCGCGCCAGCATCTCTTTCACGTCTCGCTCGCTTACCTTGTTCAGGATCGGTGCATATAGTCCCGCTCGCAATATTGCCGGGGTGGCATCAAATCGACCGTAGTCGTCTGCCATCGTTAAAAGTCCGTAGTAAAAATCTCGTTCGCGCCAGGTGGCCTTCGCAAAGCGTGGGCTGTTGCGTATCGCATGGCGGATCATTCTCCCCGCGCGCTGGCTCATGCGGCGGCCTCCGGGGCCCCCAGCATGGCGTCAAACATGGCACCGCTGGGTTTCAGGTGGTAGGTTACTGCGCGGCGGTGGATGCCGATTTTATCGGCAATGCGCTGGCTCGGCCAGTTCATGGCATCAAGCTGGGCAATCTCGCGCAGCTGATCCTGGGTGATCTTGCGCAGCGGGTGCGGGTGGTGGCCCGGCCGGTGGAAAATTTTGATCAATTGGCGCGCCTGCCCCATGGCCAGCACGGCCTCGGCGCTGTTGCCCTCCACGATCGCGCGCAGCAGGCGCAGCGCTTCACATTCACCGCGCTGGTGCTTCATGCTCGGCGGCCTTTCGTCGGGCGTTCCCATGGCTGCAGGTTGCGCACGGGTGGTCGGGGTGCGGTCAGTGGCTCCGGGGGCAAGGCCAGCGCCACGGTCACCAGGTAGATCAGGCAGGTCAGCACGGCGCTTCCTCCCTCGGGTGTTGGTTCACGCGGTCGATCTCGCGGGCCTCGGGCGGGATCCATCCAAGGCCCAGCGCGCGCAGGATTTCGAGCTCGCTTTCGCCGCGCCACACTTCGCCGTCCAGATATTCCACCGTGGGTTTGGCACTGCCGGCCCCGGCCGGTTTGGTTATGGCGTAGCGGCCGCCGCGCATCAGCCCCTTGTAGGGGGCAAAGTGGTAGCCCTTTTGCTTGGCCAGTTCGGCCAGCCACACGTTGTGCTCGCGGCTGCCGGTCATGGCCAAAAGCCGCATGCCAAAGTTGCCGGGTATGTAGCCGGCCAGGTCATTGATCGCCGTCCGTGCCATATACAGGTCCACCTGCACGCCATTGGCCAGCAGCAGCTGCACAATCTGTGGCCCGCTTTTGATCACGCGGGTGTTGGGGTTGGCCCGCACCCGCGCTTCGATCTCCGGGCGCAGGCCGTCCTTGGGCAGCAGCACCAGGTCAATGTCGCTGCAGTGCGGCCGCTGCCGGCGCACACTGCCGGCAATCTCGATCTGCGCACAGTAGCCGGCCAATTCGCTGCGGATCAGTTCCGCAATTTTTTGCGCCGTGGCCAGTGGGATGGTTTGCCCCTGGCTCATGTTTCCACTTCCTCCAGTGCTTCCGCTGCATTGTGGCGCGGCGGTGCCACCTCGGCGGCCAGCACGCGCAAAAATCGTATTTCCCCCTTGTGCACCCCGTGTTGTATGTAGGGCCGTGTGGCCAGTTCGTAGTCGATCTTTATCCCCCGGCCGCGCTGGGCCTCGCGCTCCAGATAGTCGCACACCGTGGGGTCCTCGGCCTCGCAATTCCAAAAACTGGGCTGGCGGTGGCTGTCGCTCGTGGCGATGGTCAGCAGGATCTTTTTCACCATGCTGCCCGGCACGTAGGCTGGGCTGGCTTCCTTCACCACGCCACCGGTTATCGTGCCATGGTTCATCAATCAGCCCTCCTTTCCAGCACCTGCTTGACCATGGCCGCGATTGCCGCCGGGTGGATGCTGTCGAGCACGTGGCAAAACTGGCTGCGCGCGCAGTGCGCCTGCGGCCACATTTTCGGCCGGCCATGGTGGCAGCAGCCGGCGCACTCTCCCCTGCCCTCGATCGGCAGCACCGTGGGGTAGTATTTTACCCGCACAATCGCGGGAAAACTCCCATAGAGTGCCACGCAGGGGATGCCCAAAGCCCCGGCCACATGCACCAGGCTCGAGTCCGGGCACACCAGGCAATCGCAATCGGCGGCCAGCGCCATGCTCTGGCGAAAATTCGGGGCCGGGTTTGCCGCCGGCAAAACCTGCACGCGGTCGCTCAGGGCGGCCGTTATCTGCACCGGGTGCCGGCCCGGCTCGCCAAACAGGCGCAGTCCGCACCCCATGTGCAGCAGCACTTTCAAAAGGTTGTGCACCTGCGGGTAGCTGCGCACGGGGCTGCTGGCGGCCAGCTGCACCCCAACCACGTGCTTGCCCTTCGGCCGGGGCCACTTCAGCAGCGCGGCCGCCTTTTCAAATTCGCTCAGCCACAGTTCGGGCTGCCGGTCGGGGATGCATAAAAACGGAAATTTTCTCCAAAAACACTCCAGCGCGTGTTCCGTGGCCGGATGCTCGGCGTCTTCCACCGTGCCCTCCAGGCTCACCACCGCGTCGTAGCCGCGCAGCAAGTCAGTGCGCAGCGGGTAGTCGATACATTCGTGCACAAAGTGCAGGCCTTCCAGCACGGTGGCATTGCTTGGCACGGTGCACACACTCACGCGCTGGCCCAGCTGGTGCAGCGCGCGCAGGATGGGCGTCAGCATGATCAGGTCCCCCAGTCCACCGGGCCGGATTACCAGCACGTTTTTTCTTTTCTTGTCCCATTCCCGCAATACGGGGGCCGGATGCAGTTCCACCCGGCGGGGATTCTGGGCCAGCCACAGGCCGGCATTCACCGTGTCAGCCAGCCAGCTGCCCCGTGGCAACTGCCGGCCCCGGCCAATCTCGATGGGTTCGTTTACGATCAGCGTGTGCATGGCTTCAAATCGCAAAAGGCAGGGTCTTGCATTTGAATCCACAGGCCTGCCGGTGGCCTCCACCGCCATATTTCACTGCGATGGGGGAAAAATCTATCTCCGGTTTGCCCGGCACTCCGTAGAGTGATATCCGCCACTGGCCCTGGCCGTCGTAGCCAAATCCAAGGCACCCTTCGTGCTCCGGTTTTAGACCGGCCGTAAACAAGTGGCTGTTGTAGCGCGCATGGTTGCAGGCCAAAAAGCACCGGCCTTCAAAGTTCACGGTGAATCCGTTGTGCTTGATAATGGATTCGTTTTGCTTGCCCTGGGCGTAGGCCACGGCGCGGCCGTCCTTCAACAGCGAAAGCACAACAGCTGAGCGTTTGCCGGCGGTCAGCAATTCCTGCCATAATGCCGGCGTCAGTTCGCAACTGCGCAGGGCGTGCTGAAACAAATCCGTGTCTGGGTCGCGCTTGTCCCAGATATCATATTCGCCGGCCAGTCGCACGGCGTGCGGTTCTTCCACGGTGCGGTCGTAATATTGGGCCTTGGTCGGCAAGGCAAAGCCGTTGGGCTTATTAAACCACTGCCAGGCTAAGCGGCAAGCGGCCACTCCGTCGATGCGGTAGCCGGGGATTGTTTCGGGGTATTTTTCAATCGCACTTTTGTGGTGGTCTATCCACACCAAGCCGGGGTGCTGCATCAAACCATCCACGCTTATGTCAATCATGTAGAGTGTGGCCGCAATGTGCACCTCTGGCACCGGCTCGCCATAGTCCCAGCCGATATATTCCGCAGTTTCACCAAAGGCTTGCCGGGCGATTTCCCGCGAAAACAGGCCGTCAAAATCGGCCCGGTGATAGATTACAATCGTCTTCATAAATTCATGCGTGTTTCCCGAAATAGCGGCACCATTCGCGGCCGGCCCATTCTCCCATGGGCACGGGCACCCCGTTGCCAATCTGCCGGTATTGTTCCTGCCGGGTGCCGGCAAAGGTAAAGGAGTCTGGCACTCCCTGCAGGCGGGCGTATTCCCGCACGCTGTAGGGGCGCACGCCTTTTTTGTAGCGGTTATCAGCCACCAGCCGGGTGCTCACATCCTTGGCGTAGTGCGCCACACAGGTGGGGGCCACGTCGCCGCGCGCGGCATCGCTCACAATGGGTTTGTCCCGGTAGCGGCCGCGCAGCCGGCGGTAGACATACGCGGGAATTTCCACGTCCGGTTCGCTCTCCAGTATCTCGACCAGTGGCACGGCGCGCGTGGCCTCGGGCGGCCGCCAGGCAAAGGGCCGCCGGCTGCCAAAAATTATCAGCCGGTTGCGCTTCTGAGGCAGCCATAGTTCGGTGGCTACCGGGCAAAACACACTCACGTAGTAGTCGGGCAGCTTGGTCATGGCCTCCATTACCACGGTGAATTTTTTCATGCCGGGCACATTCTCCAGCAGGTAGCCTTCGGGCCGGGCAATCGCCAGCAGGCGAAAAAAGTGCAGGTAGAGTTCGTCCCCCGTGCGCACCCCGTGGATGTCCCCGATGGGCGAATATTTCGTGCACGGGTAGGTCGCGGCCATCACGTGGCAGCCCGGCTGTTCGGCCACCAGTTTCTGTTTCACATCGGCCTGAATTACGGCGTGGGTGAAATTGCGGCGCAAAGTCGCGCAGCATGTCGGGTCGATCTCCAGGCTCTGCTGCACGTCCAGCCCCCCGCGGTGCAGGCCCAGGTCAAACAGGCCGGCCCCGGAAAAATAACTGTTCACGCGGATGCTCATGTTTTCTTGTGCCGGCCTGTTCCGTTCACGATCAGCTTCCCCCCGATGGGTCGGATCAGGGAAAAGCTGATAGGGATAAATAAAAAAAATTTGCCCATCATGCCGGTTCCTCAGCCGGGGCCGCGGCAGGTTGCTGCACCAAGCGGCGGCGGTTCAGCAGGCGGGCTTTCAAGTCGGTCAACTCGCGGGCCTGGGCCTGCACAATGTCGATCAGCACGGTGGCAATCTGTTCGATCCGCTCGTCCATGGGCGTGCCGTCGTTGGGCAGTGGTTTTACCCCCGCCTGGGCTTCCAGCCGTCGCACCACCCCGGCCAGGCGCGTGGCCATGCGGTGCAGGCCGGCCGTGATTTCGGTTTCCTGTTCCCGGGCCTCCCAGAATTCGGTGGCCTCCTGGTGCAGCTGCACGGGATTCAACACCATGTCGCGCAGCTCCTGCGCGCGGTCCTCATATACCAGCAAACGTGCGTTGCGCTTGCCTTGGGTCGGCGGGTGGATCTGCGCATTGTCCAGCAGCCTTTCCACGCAGCTGCGCAGCGTGTGGTAGTGCAGGCTGGTGCCGGCCCAAAGCAGCATGGCCTTTTCCTGCTCGTTCAGTTGCACCGGCAGTTCGGCGTAGGGCGCCGGGGCCGGGCCGGCGTTGGCGGGAAAATCTTCCAGATTGGCGGGGGGTGATTCGTTCATAAATTCAGTTGTTCGCTGCGTTGCGTTCTCCGGTCTCGGGGTTCAGCCCATGGGCCAGCCAGTGCCGGCGGTATTTCTCGGCCTCTTGCTCAAGCACGTGGGCCACGTTGCGGTCCTGCACTCTGGCCCAGAGCCCCTGCAGAATCATGCCGCTCAGGTCATCGCCATGGCCGTAGAGTTTGAAACGCGTTTGAAAGTCCTGGCTCAGCTTGGTGGTGCGGTCCCACAGGCTCCAGTTGTTGCGCAGATACATGCCCAGCGTCATGTGCACGGCCGCGCTGTCCAGCCCGCCAATCTGCGCCTTGTCCTCCTTGGTCAGTGCAGCGAACAATTGTTCGATCGCCTCGTCCACCGTGGCCGGCACCTGGTCTTCGTTTAGTTTCATTTGGCTTCGGGTTCGTTGGGCAGGCCCAGCGCGGTGCGCACAGCCTGGTGTTGTTCCTTCACGCGCGTAATCATGGCGTCATTTTTCCAGCCCGCGCGGATCAGCTGGCCGTAGAGTTCGGCCAGCAGCTGTTCGCAATCGGCCAGGGTCTGCATTGCCTCGGGCTTCATTTGTCGGGCCTCCCCAGCCAGATATGCCACACATACTTGGCCCAAAAATGCAGGGTCAGGCACACGCTCCACCACCACACGTGCGTGGTGCGGGTGTTCAAATATTGCGGGCGCGAGCCCCATACGTAGGCGTAGCGCACGGATCCGCCGTCCGCGCAATAGTGTTCATCGCATACGTTGCCTGTGCAGGCCTGCTGGCTCGAGCTACTCCACACGCCAAATTCTTCCTCGACGATTCGGCCCCGGCCGTGGATTACCCAAAAGCGCAGCAGATTCTTGCAGCTGCCCCCCTTCAAGGTCAGCGCGCGTTCCCGGCCGCAGGTCACGGTGAAGTTGGAAAACACGTTGTCGTGGTCCTCGCTCGAAATGTCCACCGCGTCTTCGGTGCCCCCGCCGGCGATTATGAAATTGTGGAAAGTGCAGCCCCGGCGGCGGAAAAACTTTGCCGTGTCCTGCCAGCTGCCCAGTGGGAATTCCGGGTCGCTCAGTGGTTCCAGCACCACGTTGCTTTCGTCCCGCTGTTCCTCGCTGTCGTAGCTCTTGAAATTGCGGTCATGTCTTGTGCTGCTCATGGAGTCCTTTCTTTTTCAGCCAAACAATTCGGCCTGGTAGTCGTGCACCTGCGGCCGCTGGGGGGTTGCAGGTTGAGCCGGATGCGCGGGCACAGTGTCACCGGGGGTGCCTTCCACTAATCCCTTGGTTTCACTCCCGGCGGTGTGCCCACGCTCCGGTAAATTGATCTGCCGGCCGGCGTCACGGGCCGGGCCTGCGCGTTGAAATACCTCCCTGGCCTGTGCGGGCAGGCGGGCTTTCAGCTGGCCCTCGTCCCGCCACACCAGCCGGTGGTAGGCCAGCCAGCCCAGCAGATTCTGCATGAGCGGTGCCTGCAGGTTGACGGTGCGGCCGTGCAGCACGTCGTCGTAGAGTGCCAGCCGGGGGCCGCGCAGGCCGGCGATTATGTCAGTCCAAGCGCTCACGGCTGTTTCAGTTGCCCTTGTGGGTGCCTTCGGTGCCGGCGGCCACGCGCCGCTGGGTTCGGCTCTGCAGGGTCTCCATGGCCGCCTGCACGTGTTGCAGGGCGTCCGCGTTTTCCTTGCACGCAAAGGGCCCGGTTTGGAAACACATCAGCCGGTGGGCCACGATCGCCAGCAGGGCCTCCTGGGTCCAGCCGTTGGGGCCTCTCTCCAGGATCGCCCCGTTTTGGAATTCGATGTGGCACTCTTTCACCAGCGGGCCGGGGCTGCCGGGGGTCAGTCCGGGCCGGCGCAACTGCAGCTTGTAGTGGTGGCGCGCGCCTCCGGGGCCGGGCTTGTCCACGATCTGGATTGTTACCAGTTCGTTCAGTCCGTTCACCTGGTGGTCGCGCAGTTGGCTGGTGGCGGGGTGGTCCTGCCACTGCCGCGTTGTTTTCTTTGTTCGGGCCATTGGGTTCCTTTGGTTGGGGGTTGCGGGTTATTCCAGTTCCAGGTCGCCCTCGGTGGGCTTGGGGCTGGGCGCGGGGGCGTCGATGCGGCCCGCGTTGTGGTCCTCCACGGTGTTGCACTGGGCCGGGTGCACCTCCAGTTCCCGGTGGTCGCACACCACCCCCAGCACGCCCTGCTTGGGGTTCAGTTCCGTCACCGTGCCCACTTTCAGGCCGTTCGGGGTGTCGATAAATACCCGGTCTTTCTTTTGGGCCTTGCGGCCGTTCTTGTAGTTCATGGGTTCGGGTTTCTTTGGTTGGTTGCGGGCCGGCCGTTCAGACAGAGCCCAAATGCACGCGCAGCTTAGTTTCGGTTTCGATTTGCTCGCGGGCGGCCAGCGCGGCTTCGCGCACGATCACGTGCGGCCGGTCCAGCAGGTAGGCAAAGCTCACCGTGCCATTGTTGCCGATTCGGAAGCGCAGTTTGGCGTCAATTTCAATGCCCGCATTGCCGACAAACGGCACCAGCCCCAGCCGGAATTTGTCGGGCAGGTTCATGTCGTCAGTTTTGCGGTTCACCCCTTCGCCTTGGCGCAGCTCGATATCCTCCACGTAGGAGAGAATTACCCGGCCGTCCTTCAGCCGGCGGCCCTGCTTGAAAGTGGCCGTCTTCTTGCCCTCCAGCAGCTGGGTCATTTCGAGAATTTCGGCCGCGTCCGGTTTGATTATGTCCGTCGCGTGTTCCTCGATGTGCTCGGCAAAGGCCTCTTGCGGCATCAGCTTTTCGTTTTTGTCCAGCCAGGCCTGCCACTCCGGTGTGGTTTCCAGCGTCAGCAGCGCGCGGTGCGTGCCGTTTTGGGCCGCGTTGTCCTTGCGTTGGTGCCAGTCGATGATGGCCATAAACTGCACGCGCTCGGGCGTGAACTGGGCAAAAATCACCGTCTGTTCCGGCAGGGCGTGGTCCGTCACGTAGTCGATAAAGGAACTCACCTCGGTCAGTCTGATCACGGCCTGCGCTTCGGCGGGCTTGATGCGGAATTTGCTCGGGTCAAACACTCCGGCCGGGCCCATTAAAAACGGGTGGTGGCCGGTCAGGGTCACTTCCTTGTGGCGGTTGGCCTCGGCGGCCTCTTTGGCAATGGCGATGATGTGCGGCGCTTCGGCCATGGAATTATTGTCTGTCATGATTGTGGTTTTTGTTGCGGTTGCGGGTTCGGCCCGTGGTGAGCTTGTCGAATCCAGTTACTGGCTTTTGGCCAAAGCGGGGGTGGGTTTGTCGGCGGCCCCGCCGTCCATGGCGGCCAGCTGCATTTCCTGTTGCGCAGGGTTGCGGCGCGTGGGGTTGCCTTCCTCGTCCACAAAGAAAACCGGCTGCTTGTCGCGCGCGGGTTGTGGCAGGGTGGTTTTGATCGTATCTATGATCTTCACCAGCGGGGTGTCGCCCACTCCGGTGCCGCTGGGTATCACCTCCAGCTGCAGCACCACCTTGCCCTTTTTGATTGCCAGCTGGCACGCGCGCGTCACTTCGCGCAGGGCGTCGTCCAGGTCGCGCAACACCTGGCCATCGTTCATGGAACCTAGCGTGGATAGAAACACCCCTTGCGGGGCCTCGGTCGGGGGATTGTTCTTCATCGTCATGTGTTGGGTTTACGTTGCAAAAAATGCTCTCGCGCGGGCCGGCTATTTACTTCGCTTTGCCGCTGGTGGGCGGGGTCGGTTTGCCCGAACCGCTGGGGGTTTTATCCTCCGGGGGCACGTCGCCGGGCTTTCCCGCGTCGAGAGTGGAAAACTTGCTCTTGTCGGCATGGCAGCCGCACCAGTCGCCGCCCATGGTGAGCGGCCAGCGGTTGTCCGTGGCCGGGGGCTGCGCACGGCATTGCCCCTCGTCGCCGGGGGCGATTGTCACCACGCGGTTGTCATAGACTACGCGGCGCGGCGCGTGACTCTGGCCCAGCTTCAGCCAGTAAATGCAGCTATGGCAGGTCTTCATGCGTGTGCAGGCACGATGGTGCCCAGTCCGGTCTTGTGTCGTTGCAGGGCCACCCCGGGCACAAACACCAGGGCCTCAGCCGCGTAGCCGGCTCCCCGCGTGCACGTGTTGATCACCACCCCGCCGGGCACGGCCATGGCCGCGGTGCGCTTGCTCGCTCCGCTGGCCAGCTGGCGCACACTCTGCAGTGTCACCCACAAATCTTCCGGGCCCACGGTCTTTACCTTGGGGACCGGGTCCGGCGGCGGCGCTTTGGGTTGCGGGGGTCTCGGCGCATAGGGCCGCCGGGCCCTGGGGGCTTGTTGGGGGTAGGCCATAAAAGTTTAGTTTTTATTGGTGCTCGGCTGCTCTATTTCCCGCTCCTTGAAGCAGGCGGCGTTGGCCTGCTTGCGCAGCTCCATGCAAAACTCCGCCAGCGGATCGCGCCGAATTGCCGCGCGCGCATCTTCGAGTGCGGGAGAAATCCGAAATGAAGCTTCCGGCACGTAGCCACTTATCCATTCCCGGTACAGCACGTCGTGCGCTTCGATCAGTGCGCGGGATTCTGGCGGCAGATCTTTTTCGGCCGCCAGCAGCGCCGTAAAAATCACATGCGAAAGCGTAACCGCAGTTGTCGTGCTCATGGAGTTTTTACGGGTTCGTTGGGGGTGTTCCTCAGCTCAGTGATCAACCCGGCCTTGGCCAGTTGCTCCACCCCGTGGAGCCCGTAGGCTTCGGCCAGGCGCACCAGGTGCACCGGCACTTCCAGGATTCGCGGCCCGTGCTCCCTGGCTCCGGGCAGGCCCCCCCGCAGGTAGCAGCGGCGGATCGTGCGGGGGTGCACCCCCAGCTTGCGCGCCATCACGGGGCTGCGCACCTTGCCGCTTCTGCGGCCGGCGATCGCGTCGATCTCGCGGAGGCTGGGCGTCACGATCAACGGGCAGCCCTCCAGTTCAAAAAGAAGCGGGCCGTGCCTCGGCGGTGTTTCGTTGTAACCCCAACGTATGTCGCAAGCGTCCGCATTTGGCTCTTTGGCTGGCACGGCCCGAAAGTCGGTTTTCCTCCCGCGTAGGAGATTTCCAAAAGCTGCCGGTCCGCCGGCAATAAGTCGCGCGCCTTCACTGCTTGGCCCTCCGGGTCCGGCGGCGGGCAAATTGCACTTCTGGCGCCGGGCGGTTTGCTATTTGCTGCCTCAAAATTTGCCCGGCAATATAGCTCACGCTGCGGTCCTGCTTCAGTGCACGGGATTTGATTTCATTCGCTACGTGCTCCGGCACACTGGTGGATATTACTTCGTTGGGCATCTTAAGACTTAGTGAACTTCTAAGACTTAGGATGTGTTTTCTCTTGCGTCAACTCTTTTTCTTACAATTCTTATAAGTATTGTGGCAACTAACTCTGTAGGTCTAGGCAAGGAAGTGATATCCGCGAGCGTCCCTCAGGCTGTCGCCATGGAAATTATTCGGCGGGCCGAGTTGCTCAAATGGTCCAAAAGCAAATACACGGCGGAATTGCTCATCAATTGGTATGAGCAAGGTTGTCCTCCAATTTCGTCCGCCGACGAAATTTTATATAATCACGAACTAAAAGTGGCGGAGGAACAGTTGCCCTACAAAAGTGAGGCGGCAGAAAAGCCGCAAGGGGGAGCAAGCGGGTCAACTTCTCCTGTTCCCCCTGTCAAACACGCCAGTTGATTCATGGCCCGCCGGGCATAGCCCGTGCCGTTTCAATCTTCCCTGTTGGTGTCTCCCTGCCCCCTCTTGCGCGATGGCTGATTAATTAGCGTTCGTGCATTTCGTTTTTATCTGGGCCCATGGGTCGGCCCGCCGGTTGGTGGCTCATCCAAGCCAACGCGGCCAGCATCACGGCCAGGGTGATGGCTATCCCCTTCCACGCGCTGGCCCTTGCCAGTGCTTTTTCTAAAGTTTCCCGCTGTTGTTTGGTGCGGATATATTCGACCATGCTTTGCGCATGCGACCGGGCTTGTTGGGTCGTCGCTGTAGCCGCTTCAATTTCCCAATCAGATAACGTGCCAGTGTTGAATGCTATCCGTTCTTGCCGTGCTTTTTCTGCGGCCTCAATTTGTGTGTTTGTCTTCCGTCTCAACACATGCACGCGCTTTTCCGGGTCGTCCTCGTTGTAGGTTGGCATTGAAGCTAAGGTGCGCAGGTTTCCTGCGTCCGTCAATTGCCGCTTGGGCGCAGTGCGGCCCATTTGCGGGCCTCCGCGCGGGTGCGCAGGTTCAGGTAATGGCGGTGGATCATGGCTTCGCTGGTGCCGGCCTCGCGGGCGGTCAGGGCATCGCTGCCGGTCAGCACGGCCCGGTTGCTGATAAAGGTATGCCGGCATATATCCGGGGCCCAGTGCACCTTTGCCGCGGTGGCGATTTCCTCGCGGCCGTGCCGGCTCAGCGGGGGCACGCTCGCGGGTGCTCCGGCGGCCTTCAGCCAGGCCAGCGCGGCCGGCATCAGTGGCACGGTGCGGTTGGCCCGGCCCTTCAATTTTCCACCCTCGATGCGCGCAAACGGGTGGCGGCCGTAGTGCAGCCGGGTTTCCTCGATCTCGCTGGGCCGGGAACCGGTCCACAACAAAACGGCCAAAGTGCCCAGCCATTTGCCCTGGCGCATGGTCCGGGCGGCCGTCAATACGCGCGCGGTTTCCTCCACATTAAACACGGGCTTGCGGCCATGGGGCACCTTGGGCCGGGCCAGTCCCTTCAGCGGGTGGTAGGGTATCAGCTGGCGCTCCATCAGCCACGTGCAAAAGGCACTCACGGCATTCAAATCATTGCGGCGGGTCTGGGGGTGGGCCTTGCGGGCGCGCAGTGGTTCCACGCTCGCGCGGGATATGTCGCCCAGGTTGGTCACGCTGGCCAGTCGCACCCAGAGCCAGAGCCGGGTGGATAAATTTTTCACGGTTTCATCGGCCAGCCCGTCGTTGCGCCGGTCCTCCAGAAACGCCTCGATCTGCGGGGCGATCGGTTGCACGGCGGCCGCGTGGCCGGTCACCTGTTCGGTGTAAAGGTTGGCCAGCTGCAGCAGGCTTGTTTCCAGGTGGCCGGCCAGGTCCAGCTTGCGCCGCGCGGCGATGGCGTCGGCTCTCACGTTTGCATCGAAATTTACCCCCGCCATTCCCTCTGCAGCAATCTGCCGGTTAAGTTCTCGCTGGTAATTTTTTGCCTCCTCCAAATTCAAAAAGTGCTTGCGCATTTTGCGGGGACGGCCGCGGCTGTCGCGATTTACAAAGTCCAGATATACCACTTGCCACATGGGCAGCGGTTTGGTGATTGCGTAGAGCTTAGCGCTCATCGCCGGGCGAGATACTGGGCGGCCAATTCAGTCAATGTGATTCCTTCACCCCGCAGCAGGTTAAGCGCCTGTGCCGCGTCGGTTTGTTCTTTAAGAATTCCCGCCCGCCAGCTGTCGGTAACCGTGGCAAAATATTCGTTGGCTTCATCCTCGCGGGAAAACCACTTCGCAATTCTGACCCGGCGGCCGTTTCTTTTGCGGCCGGTTGGATCGGCCCAGCAGATTTGGAAGGGTGTGTCCTTGCGCACGGTGCGGTAAAATCTGGGCTGTTCAGCTGATCTCCCCCCCACCCACAACGCGGTTGACGCTGCGGCGATGGCGTTTTTTTCCCATGTCAGTTCCAGCGCCGTGCATACCGTGTCAAATTCTACCGCCAGATATTCGCCGGCCAGCCGGTGTGGTTTATATTGCTTCAGCACTTGGCTTTCTATCTTTCGGGCCCAAGGCGTCGGCATGGTAATGGCCACGTGCAAAGGATTTTCGTGGGCCAGCTTTTCGTGTTCCCACACCAGCTGTTTGAGTCGCCGGGTTGTTTCTGCTGCAATCCCTATCTTGGTGCGCTTCGAAAAAGCCAAGACATAGAGCATCGCGGCCCCGTTGGCTGCCGTCAAAGTCATGGCTTGTTCCTTATGAAATGGTCCCCGGTATTGCCACATGGGGCATTCGCTACCACTGGCTACAGTTTGGCGCAAGTTATTTGACCAATATACTGTCCGTTAGGTCAATTCTGTCATTTTGTCCGCGCTCCCCAAACCATGCCGTTTTACCTATGAAAACAGCCATGGTGCCCAAGGCGGGACTCGAACCCGCACACCGTGAGGCACAGGCTTCTGAGACCTGAATTCATATGTTGTATATGAACTACTTGTAATTGCATTTGACCACCATTTGACCTGTATCAATTACTTTCTTAATGCTTGTGCCAGTAATTTCTCGGCGCGCAGTTCCTCGGCGTCGTCATCTCTGCTGGCGGCATCCAGCATTAGTCCGGCAAACACATCATCGCGCGGCTGTTGGGCAAATCGCTCACGATAGGCTGTGCTTGCTTTTTTACTGGGGAACAGCTGCCGTTCACGGCGCTTGAACACCTCCATGCGCTGCACATAGCGGTAGGCTTGGCGCACATCTTCCTGGGCGGCGGGGCTCAGCTCGGCAAAGAATTGCTGCCGGTATTCGCGTTTCAACGTCTGCAGGGGGTCTGCCGCGCGCACGCTTGCCGCAAATCGTTCGGCCGTGTAACCGGTGGCCAGCAGTTTGTGGTAAAACTGGATGGCGGCCGGCACGTCGGCCGCGCGCAGGGTCTTTCGGAAATTAGCCAGCAGCTTGGCGTCGGCCCGGTTGTTGGCCCCAAAGTCAACGGTGCCGCCGTGGGCCTTTTGCCAGGCGTCCACGCGGTCCAGTGTGGCGTAGTAGCCCCATTGCTCAGGGTCGCGCCGG